TGCGGTTGCGTTTGAACAACCTCTGTAATGTGATTTCCAGAATCAAGCTGTGTCAGTGCATTCTTCCAATCGGTGCGCTCTCCCTGTTCAGGGAGTTCGCCCACTTCCTCAAACGTAGGGTTTTGTTTAAACCCCTTCTTCTCAACCATTCCAAGGCAATAGTTGCGGTTTTGCTGTGCTGTTCCCTTCGTATAAGGCTCGTAATGGAGCCTCGACGAGATAGCGTCTTTGAACTTGTTCAATGACCTCGGGTTGTCCCATGCAGTGTATCCCTGCAGATGTGGTGTTCCGGAGTCTCCCACCTCCTGGGACCAACACATGTAGCGTGGGTCGCTAGCTGCATATGTGCGCACGACCTCAAGCTCCTCCGGTGTCCAATTGTTCAATACCCAACATGTGTGACGAGCACGCCGTTTGTCCGGCACGGATGTTGCCGGCACGGAAGTCGCCATAGGTAATACTGTGCTATGGCGTGTCATGGTATATCTTGTGTAAATGATTTTATAGTGGCATTTCTGCCTCCACCAGGGGGATACTTAGACCCCCCACAATCTATAAATGGGTCAAGCCCAAGCGCCTGGCGGCGCACTTGGGTTCGGCGCAAGCGCCGAAACCCATGTATAGCTGGAGGGGTCTGATTAAGTATCCCCCCGACGGGTCAATCGAATGCTTCGTGCCCATCCCCCCCTTCTGGTATCATCGAATGTTTAGTGTCCCGATGGACCATCAATTAGATTACCAGACGAATCACGCTGCACATTACCCTTCGTGTAAGTGACCTTCGTGGCCGGAGCAGAACCCGGCGCAGGAACAACCAGCGGCTTCCAGAACTGAACCGTAACGGTGACATCGATGTCATAAGTCTGACCGTCATTTACAGCGGTCTTGCTGATATAAAACAGGCATCCATGGTGCTCGACCGTAGACACGGCGAACACAGTAGGGTCCTCACCAAGTGCGGCCTCATTAGTAGGAAGCCACGGGGATAGCTTGTATCCACCGACCTGAGAAGGGTTAACGCCGTTCGGGTTACCCAGCAGGACAGACGGACGATAAGAGCGCATAACAGGCTTCTCGTCGAGATTAATCGGTTTACAGCCAAGGTCTTCGAAGTAAACGGCATTAAGCGCATTCGGCAGCGACGCTGACCGATCAATTTGCCAATACATATAGGGCTTCGCCTGACCAGAACCAGCAACGTAACTATCCACGTTCGGCTTGATTCGCATCTGGACACCAGTGATACGATACATCTGGAAGAACTGTGCCAGGTCCTGGCAAGTCGTTAGTTTATCAAGAGCAAGGTCACGGAACGTATACACGACGCCGGCCTGAGCGGCAATCGAAAACGTCTCGGACCGTGTGCAATAAGCCTTGTTACCAGTATTCACTGCCGGACGGGTAGACCGACGGACCATGCGTCGGCGGGGCGCTGCCCGCTTGCGACGAGGCGCTGACTTCTTCTTTGCAATTCGAGGCATCGGTTGTATTCATTACTCGTGTTTCAGTAATGCGGCGTTTTAACGCAGAGATATCGTCGCCATAAACCCACTGCTGCGGGTGCTTATTCGACGTGATAATTACGGTAGTCCATTGAGCGTGGAGATAGCCTCCCTTGACTGGCACTTGGAGCGGATACCTATCGAGCACTTTAAGGAGTTGGGAATATGGGATGTCGCCATAATAGTCGTCCAGCAAGAGCGTGTCTTGGCCGGTATAGCCATCGAACCATTGTCCTTCTGGCTTACTGTAGAGGTCTGGGTAATTGTCGTATGCCCATCTGGATTTCCCGGTTCCGGGAGCACCGACGAGGAGGATAACCTTGACATCTCTGTGTCTAGGTCGCAGCGTTAATTGCTTATAGCGCTCTAACGCACGGATTGAAGGCAGTAGTTGCGGTTGCGTTTGAACAACCTCTGTAATGTGATTTCCAGAATCAAGCTGTGTCAGTGCATTCTTCCAATCGGTGCGCTCTCCCTGTTCAGGGAGTTCGCCCACTTCCTCAAACGTAGGGT